GTGGTCATCCGTACCGTCAAAATCAGAATAGAAATCCTGTCTTGCGATTGCAGTATTGGATTCTGGTTCGGATGCGTCTCCTGCTCTGAGCCAGAGTTTAAGGTTGGATGCTGAATGTTTTGTAAGGTTTACAGGCTTACTTCCAATTTTTGCAATCGCAGTTGCATCAAGGGCAGAATCCCAGACTGCTACTTCATCAATGAGTCCTGTAAATCTGGAATCTCCATCACCCTCTGAGCCAATTACTAATGATTGATCTACATTAGATAAATTTGCAGGAACTGATGAGGTGGTAGTGCCTTGCAAACTCCCATCTACATATACCTTAACAGAAGTACCTGCATCATAAACACAAGCTATATGATGCCAATTATTATCACTTAAATCTGTATCACCTATTGCATTAATACCACTTGAATTAACAGTAAATTTTAAAAACCCTGAAGAAGTTGTTACTTGTATATACCACCCAATAGAACTACCCCACTTAGTAATAAACCTTTGATTACCAGATTTAGTATTGGTCTTAATCCAAGCTGTGACTGTCATATCTCCTGTAATTTGAAGAGGTGCAGTATTTTCACAACTTAAATAATCATTAGAACCATCGAAATTGAATGAGAAGTCATTGGGGAACTTTTTTATTACCCCACTTTTTGTTAGTAGGTTGCCTAAGCCAAGCATTGACTTAGCCTATGTAAGCTATTACAAGTCCAGATGTAAGGTCAATGGAACTCCATCTACCATAGATCGTAACACCTTGTGGTATTGTTTCAGATGCCATTGTATTCCCATTGTAACTACCTACACCATAACCATTAGTAGTATCTGTAGGTGTTAGTGCATTGAATACAGTATCCTCTAACATTGTAATTGCTACAAATGTACCTGAGTGAACTGCTGTATCTGAAATAAATTTAGCACCCGCTTGACCTAGTGCTACATTGCTGGATTCATTAACCGTATATTTATTTATACTTGCCATTTTGTTTCTCCTATCTTATGCCTTACCGAGCGTGGCAACTCTCATGGGCATATTGGTTATTTAAAATCTGCTGGGACTACTGCTCTAGTTCCTCCAGTTTTACTTCGCTTTTTTGTTCCGTATTTCTTTACGGCATTATTAAAACTTCTTTCATGTTGTGCCATTAGTCCCATTGAAACCTGTGCTATATTGCCGTCACTTGCCGTTCCAGCCCTATCCATATATAAGCATTTTTTTACATAATCTACAATAGCAGAATGAAATAAATTATCTACATCTGGAGTATCTGTTATTGCAGTTACTCTTTTAGGATTTCCATAATAATGTATTAAAAGACCATTAACTATATTATGATCTATTGCAGTGTAAGATTTTCTAGCTGTTCTCGTTTCGCTTTCTGAATCGTAGTTTGTAATGATACCCATGTGATCACCACGAATAAAATAATTAACACTAGCTTCAGGATATTTTATATTACCAGCTAATTGACCAGTGCCTTGAGTAGTCGTAGCTATTGTAAATCCTGTGTCATTATCAGAAGCATCAGTAACTGACCCCCTATTTGCATTAGTAACAGTAACAACATTGCTATCAACAGATGCTGAAAAATTAGATAAAGCATCTAGTGCATTTTTTACTGCTGTTGCGACTGTAGCCGCAGTATCATTTGTACTTACATTTACCTCTACACCTGTTTTACCAGATATGGATGGGTCTGATCCACCACTAGAAACATCAAGCCAAACATAATATTCTACAGTTTTAAAACCTACATCTGTAGTAGAATCCGCTTCAATAGCATTAATAAAAAAATATTTACTTTGCAAACTACCAGAACTATCAGCAACTGTTGTTATTGTTGTTATTTCCTGTGCTAAAGCCATTATTGCGGTACGTTTATTGCACTTTCAGATGCAATGTCAAATTGTAAAGGTTCACCATCTAATACTCTAGGTATTCTTATATAATCACCAGCATCATCAAGAATATCTACCCTATAAACTTTATTAACTCCTAGTTTTTCACTAGAAGAATCAGAGTCACTATCACCAATACCATAAAACATTTTACCTGATTCTAAATCTATCTTAGCTGATATAGACTTTTGAGAGTATTGACCAAGCTCATTAATAGCATCATTAATAAGCGACATAATGTATGCTTCAGGTGCATCTGGGAATACCTGCCTAACCCTACTAATAATTTGTTTTACTGTTAATGTATGTATTGAATGCGACATACTACCTCACTAGCTGGGCTAACCCAGATTTATAATCTTCTTTAAACTGATTTATAATGGGAATATACAACTCTATATCTTCTTCTCCACTATATAATGCTTCTAAACTTTTTATTGTAGCATATAATACTACTAAGTATTCTCCATCATCTGGAAACTTTGCAATAGCAGAATCTCCAAAAGCTACCGCTGGATAATTTAACGTTTGAACAATTCCACTTTGAGCATTTGTAGGAGTGGGAATAATATTTAATACATTATCTCTTACAAAAAATACAGGATCTGTTGCTGTCGCAAATGACATATCAGATGAATCCTTAACCCTACCTTCTAATTGAGGTGCTATTTCTCTACAAGGCTGATTAATAGTATCATCATTTCTAACGACACCAAATACTTCAGAACCACCTAAAGTTAAAGTAGGGCTACTAGCATTTAATGCATTAGATGTAGTAAATAGTCTTTGCCTAGTTCTAGGTAAAGCATTTAATACTTCCTTAGCACCATCTGTTAAGAACTGTGTAAGCTCTGCTTGAGTAGGTGTACTACTACCATCTATAGAAATAGAAGCTAGTGATTCTACCTGTGCTTCAAATGTTGCCATAGAGTCTTTGTCTCATTTCTTTTGTATTTTGATCCATGCTTTGCACAGACATTTCTACATCTGTACGTTTACCCATAGCAGACATCATATACATATTTGTAGTAAATATACTTTCTGAAGCTTTCTTACCACACTTCTTGCAATAAAACCACCCTTCTTTATTGGGATGGTTACAATGTATACATTTCTTTTTCATAATTAATTCTTTCATAGTTTTGGGGAGGAACTTTTATTGAACCTCCCCACAGTACTATAAACTGTTATCCTTATGTATTCGGATTAAATGATAGAGTACTCAATTTGAAGACTGAATCTTCCAGCAGTTGCATCAGCATTTAAGGTTGTTGTAGCACAAGCATAAACATTAACTAAGCTTGTAGCAACAGCTATATGCGGAGAAGCATAAGTTATACCAACTGAATTAAAATTTAAATCAGCTTCGGTATAACCAGTAGTTGCTCCAGATCCATCAGGTGCAACCATACTAGCACCAGCTCCAAATATCTCTGTACCACTAGACACAGCTCCATTTTCAGCAGAACCTGATGTTGCACTTAACTGAATATTGCCTATCAAAGTTTGACCAGCCGCAGTTGTGCATGAAAAAATACATTTTTCAATTAGTATTTTTTGTGCAGTACCTAAGCCACTAGGAACACTAACATCTAGTGCACCTAATTCAACCATGATATCATTATCAGCGTACTGAGTACTAGCGGCAGTACTTCCAGCTAATGATCCGGCAAAAGAAACAATTTTCTTTGCACCTAAATCAACAACTTCTTTTGCCGCTGGTTCAAACTGTAAATGACTACTACTATTCTTATTTAATACATCACTTCTCATCTTATACTCCTTCTAGGTTGTATAATGCGTGAGACTCAGCTAGAGTAACTTCTAGACCTGCTTCAGTCAAGATCATGTCTTTTCTTAGATCTTCATCAGCAGACTGTACGTTAGTCATTACTTGTGTATCACGATTAATACCATTACCAATTAAAGGTCTATAAGCTAATTGACTCATATCAGCCATTAGCATAAAGCCAGAAGCTTGACCTCTAAATAAAGGCTCTTTAACTAGGTTTAGTCTTCCATGAATAGTATCGATAACCATAATGCTATGACCGAAAGCACCTTGCCTCTCACCAATGTTATAACGCATTGGGGATTGGTTTGGTACATCATCGTTAGCCAAAGCTTCGTTAGCATTATAAGCTAATGAACTACTTAGAAAAGCATCTTTACCCATCTTATTAAAGAATGTAATTACTGGTAATGAACAAAGAACTAGCTTATCAGAAGCACCACCACGAGCCGGATCAAAAATTACTTCAAGATCACTAAGTAATCTATCGTAAGTCATCTCAGACTGTGCTACACTTCTATGATAAGCACTTCCAGAAGAGTAACTAAAAGCACTGTCATTTACAACAGGGCTTACATTTTTTACAATGTGACCAACTAAACCTTCAGTGTACTGAATACCACCAACACGAGCTTTTTGACCGAAGAGCATAGCTCTTTCAATGTCAATCTTATGCTCTCTGAGCTTAGTAGCCCAGATACGACTCCACTCATCGGGATAACCACGATAGCGTGTAGCGTATGCTGTGTTTGTCATTTCAGCCGCTGTTTTAAAGATCTGAGTATAGCCAAATCCATCTTCAATTTCACTTGAAAAAACATCTGGAGAACCAGAACCTTCTTCGTATGAAGTTCCAATAATTTGTGCTACGTCATTGTCTCCAATGCTGTTACTTCCAGAGACAGCTGATACATCGATCACCTTCCCTGAAAAAACTGAGTCACTTGCGTTGTGCGTAATTGCACCATCTACTCTTACCAATGCTTGACCATATCCATTAGTATCATCAACTGTTGCTACAGAAAAAACCATTCCCTTAACTAAATATTCAACAGCCGCACCGCCAGCAGTGTCTACAGTAAATGAATACGAAGAACCTGCGGCAACAGTGCCAACTGCACCTTTAATTAGAAAAGAACGATCTGTAAAGCTGATTTTATTCCTATTTTCTAGGTAACGGAACACTGGGTCATCGGTAGGTGCTTTAGAAACCCTATTTAGATAGACGAAGAATGGTGACTCTTCAGGAGTCAATTCGGCAACTCTGTCACCGAAATTAAAAATTCGTCTTCTATCGGGTCTTTGACCTACACTAGCATCAGAAGTAGTAGCTGTAATATCGCTGGACTTTAACGATCCAGTATTATATGATATTGCCATTTATATACCTCTTAGTATGTGTTGTTATTATGGTAAAGCCGCTCCAGCACCTGTTCCCATAATGCTTTCAAAGACTTTATCCGAATCCGTTTTAGGGGATTGTGGAGCTTGCCCTTGAAGTACACCAGCAGTTCTGGGTGCTTGTTTAGCCGCATTTACCGCTTCCATTGTATCGTTGTTTGCAACAGAAGTGCCGCTTTGCATCTGCCAGAGCTTTACTAAGTTATTTAAACCTACTTGCTCCTTTGGTTGGGTAGTGAACTGCAAGAAGTCTTGGATGTCATTATCTGACATCTTATATGTTCCTCGTAATTCATTTACCGTATTTTGCATTTGCATCTCAGCCTGCATCTGTCGCTGTTGCTGGGCTAACCTTTCAGATACTAACTGATCAACTTTGTTTGTGATTTTTTTATCAACAAACTTACCTGTTTCAGTATTTTCGTCATAAGCTTCCCAAGGATTGAAGTCATCAACAGCGGGAGCTACTTCTTGAGTGCTCTGGTTTTGACCCTGTGGGTTAGCTATACCGTCTTCAAGAGTTTTAACAAGATCAGGTCGCTGCTCTAGTAATTGAAGTAATTGAGCACCTTGTTGCAGTTTGGCATTTTCGGCTTGTGACCGATCATACATAGACT